ATAGTTGTTAGGGAACAAGGGAGTGTAAATCTTGATCAAATCATTGACTTGAAGATTTGCGATAGCATTTGTTGAGAATGAAGTTCCTGACCCGATAACATTAACTGTAGTGTTATCAGCCACATTCACCGTACCGTCAATTCTCAATTGAGAATTAGGATGTTTCTGGAATGAATATGTTAATTCAACATAATTTTCCTTGTCTGCTGAAGAACTATAGATGTTATCATTAATCAATTGTAACAATGTCCAGTCTTTATCATCGAATGGTTCACTGTCATTTGAATTGTGAATACGTGCATACACCTTTATATCTGTATTATAAGGACGATATGCATTCAAATATACAACAAGATCTTCTGCAAAACGATCATTTTCAAATGTTACCTTTTTCGTTATGTGTTTAGATTCTGCGTTACCATAATTTGTATGCTCACCACTATAATCATTATTGATGTTAAATCTACTATATGATATAGTAACATCATCAGGTTGAACACAGACGAAATCGTTATTAGATATAGCGTTAATTGTTACATTACTTCCCGGAGGTGGTGCAACAATATTAGCTTCACCGGTGTTCGCACTTACAATAACAAACTCATTTGATCTCGAAGGTATTACTGAGATATTTTTTGATTCTAAAGGTGTTCTCTTAAATAGTTTTCCTTCAACTTTATTCTTCGTAACATCATCATTTACATAGTACGCTACACCAAGATATGTGGTGGGATCTACTACCATAAAGTATGGTGTGTGTTTTATAATATTAAATTGCGTTCCTGACGGGTTGTTTATCTTACCAGTTGTAACAATGTCAGAAACTTCAATATTGAAAATGTCACAGTTGCTAAAGAACCCGCCCTTCTTATCAGAACCATCAAATTCAGTACGCAACACCGTACCTTCAGTTATGCTAAATGTAGCACCTGAACCCGCTGAAGTATTTGATGAACTATTAGTTACAGCTGTGTATGAAGAACTATTTGCTATGATATAATGCACATTTGCGGTATTCACAAAACCTGCACCTACGTTTGATAAGTAAACTGCAGTTATATTGCCTGTAGCGTTTGCTACAATGTTAGCGATAGCAGGATAACCTCTCTTTACCTTAGCACTATTTTCAAACCCATAAATGAAAAGAACATCAGAATTTGTATATCCGCCACCAGACGCACTGATACTAATTGAATTTATTGTGTTATTGACAAAGCGATGTGTTGCATTTGCATTCGATTTTTTAAGAACCAATAAATCTTGTTTTCTTCTCTTTTTTTGGCTACCATCAACCTTATAATTTTTATCGTAAGCCATAACTTCATCTAAGAAGTTTACACGAGCAACAGGTGACTTTATAAAGTATGCCGCATTATTTGAGAAATCAATTTCTTCTGAAACAATCAAAACTGTATTAGATTCTATAGATTCTACTTCACGAATATCAGTTTTTCTTTTACCTGCTTCGTCATCATTTAAACTGACAACAACAATATACTCAGTGGTATTGCTTGAACCGTAGATAGAATTCCAATTGAATGCCTGTCCGTTTGGCCACAATGAGTTTGCAGTTATTCTATTATTTCCTGCGACAACTGCAACTGTTACGGGTGTAGCGGAACCTCCTGGTTGAAATACTGTGTTTTGATACACATATTCGCCACCCTTAACTTCAGCCTTACTATTTTTCTTATCGTAAATTACATATTCATAGTAAGAAGAAGATAAGTGGAATTTTACAGAATCACTGCCGTGCTCAATTTTTACATTGTTTGCGCCTCTAGTTCCACGTACATTCGTATCAACAGACAATGTTGAGGATACAGTATTATTTCCAACAAGAACGCCGTTAATAGCGTAGCGTGCAACAAACACTTTAAATTTTAAATCTGTATCGCTTAAAAATTTCCATTGCGGTTTAATTTTTGAAGTAGCTGCAGTTGTTTCATCGCCGCTAGGCTTATATGAAAGATCTGTATATAGATTTCCAGTATATTTTCCGCTAGGTCCGGGTGACGGTTTGTTTGTTCCTAATAGAATATCATTTTGTTTGCTTGTCCAAAGAACAAAATCTTCATTTCCTTCAAAACGAATAAGAAAGCAATATTCCTTTCCTGTTTCTACCTCTACTACAGGATCAAACTCGAATCTTGTTGGACGACTTGCATCAGATGACGTTTCTATGTCCGCAAACTGGACTCTTGCGGGTGTAAAAACATTACGCCCATAATATAGAGGCTCAACATCAGGTGTTTTATCAGGATCTGTTTTGGTGATGAAAAGCACAACACCAGGATTTCCTATACCTGATTTATTACCCGTTGCTCTGGGTTTAGACTTGAAGTATAGATCTACGGCGGATATGCCAACCTTTTTAGCACCCTTTACCACATCAGGATCTAAAAAGAAAGTTTGTGCCATATTAAAATATTGTGTCTCTATTGGAGGCGCAGTCATTAATTATTATCCTCTTTCGCAGTAAATGTATTTTTATGGACTACTATTGCCACCGCCCCTTGGGCCACCGCCTTCGGGTCGATCTGGTACAGATGGAGGTCTAGGCGTTGGTGGAGGCGGTGATACGTAATGCACCGACATAGGCACAATTTTAGCTGCAGATGAATCTGTTGCTACAAGCTTAAACTTTTTATCACCGGCTGGTTCATATTTAACTTTGTTGGATGCGTCAACTTTTGCTTCAACATCTAATGTAAAATAAAAGTTAAATATAATTGTTCCTTCATCATCAGTTTTTAGCTCTGACCCTAGTTGTGCCCCACCCGCAGGTTTAGGCTTTATCGGTTTGCAATCAACACCTCTATCAACCCCCTCATAATAAAATTTATGAACAGTTTTTGGCTTCATACCAGTGCACTTAATATAAAATACCTGTTGTTTAAAGGTTTCTACAGGTTGAGGTTTTGGAGGTTGTGGGGTTGGCCTATCAGGACCTGGCTGATATCCACCAGGGCTAGCTTGAGACGGTCCATTTGGATCTCTTGGCATTCTATATAAACCTCATCTTTACTTTAATAATTGAATTTCTAATTTTTTAGGATCAACAATCATGATTCCGTTGTACACGATTGGTTTAGGCACTTCCGTGTTAGGTACTATTGTTATCACGTTAGGTGGTCTATTACCAGGATCTGTACCGCATGATACCGTATTACTATTTATAGGATATTCAAGAGCGTATCTCCAAACGTTGCTATATTTTGTAACCTTTATAGTATAGTTACGTCCGTTGGCAGGATTGTGAACCCATGAAATCTTAAATGAGTTTCTAATCGCCTCTCCACGATCATCAGCGACCAATGAAAAATCTTTAAATGTCACACTCTTAAACCAACTTTGTGGAATAGCAGCTGATTTCATCTTGGTTTTATCGCTAGCTGTCAATACAGCTGCAGAATTTGATTGCAGTATCAAAGTATTTCCTTGATAAATCTGTATCATATCTGCACCACTGTAGAAGTGTGCATACAATGTAACATTCGCAGAAACTGAAGCCATTTCAATTTTGGCTTTTGAAATTTCTTCCTTACCCTTTACTGTAGTTTTTGTGGTAATTTCTTTTGCTACAAACCATGTATTCGTACTGATAGTGTTTGGCTGACAATTCGGAGGATTGATGACCTTAGGTTCCGTTGCATTGTCTTGTGACACTACTGCATAATCAATATAATCACATGAAATTGGCGGGACGTCTATAATCTCCGTAAATACTTGTCTTTCAGGAATAACATCATCATCTTCTATAGTAGCAGCGTATGCAGGATTATCAACATCAGAATACAACTCTGAACTAAAGTCGTCTACGAAGAAACCAAACTTGAAACGGTTTAGAGCTGGATCACGAGATGATGGAATAACACGATCTTTCAAGTCACTTTCAAGTAATGACAATGCAACATAATATTCTAGATCATATACACGGCGAGCGATATTTCCAATATCAGCCATTGTATAACCAGTTGGCTGTTCAATCTCGATTTCACGCTGTGTTAATATTGGTTCGATGATTCTGTCTTTAATTCTTCTATTTGAACGAATCTCGTTTCCGATATGTCTATTTAGAATTCTCGCAAATGTGTTTGAATTATTTTTAGAAACATTAGGATATGGCTTAATCACCAAATTATTCAATCTCATTGCATATGCTGGTGTTTCAGCAAGCAAAGCGGTATTAGGATTTACAGACGGTCTTCCTTTAATGGAGAATATGTTAGATTCTCTATCAACAAAAACAGAGTCAATGCGTCCTAGATAATGATTGATATTTGTTCTAAATACACTCTGCGGTACCGGGAATTTATTATCATTAGCAGGGTCTGTTGTATCTCCGAAAGAAACTATGTATGATGGATTTAGCGGTGCATTTGTATACACTGTATTTGGTGTTGCAGTTTTTTCAGCGACCGGACGGAAGTCAAAGGTATTCAATAGATCCCAATAGCGTCCTCTACCAGTATAAATTTCAGGAACTTCAAATGAATTATATTTTGTTGTTAACTGTGATAATGCCAAGCCATCATTGTTTGCAACCATAGCTGCATCAGATTCGCCGGTGTATGAAACCGTATTGAAGAATCCTGTTCCGCTAGCTTCACCGTAGTCAAATTCTACTAGAAGATAATCATCTGCACCAATACGAAGACTACTTGAAGGTTTCTTATAAAGGAAACTCAAATCGGCGAAGTTTTCATTGTGATTGTGATCTACATAAAAATTAGATACCGCATTTGGTGAAGAATTTGTTACTGATGAATTTCCAACATAAACGGCACGCAATCTAAATACATCAGGAACACCCAAACACCACGGACCAGTTAGATTACCAACACGACGAACATAGTGCTCGGTTCCTTTATTGGCAACTGTTGCAGGAATAGTTGTTGTAAAGGTCATATGTGTAGCATTGGTGATGGCACCAATTGTATAGTATTTTTTGTTTATCCACTTATCATTAGGATTTGGTGATACTAGACCTGCTTCAATTACAGTCGATAATTCAACTGTTTGTCCAGCAGAAAATTCAGTGTTGAATGCTGTTCCGGTTCCTATAATTACATTTGAACCGGCGGTTACTGCAACAGAACCTGTTGCTGCCGCATGAGATGATTGCTCACCGGTTGTATTATTGGCGACACAAATCTTTACGAATACTTTTCTTTTTGCTTCTTTTGATGTAGGGACTACATTTAATCTTTCAATATTAACACCAAGAGCGCAATTAGATGGTTTGTCAAAGGCCATATTTGTGCCGTTTGCATGCTTGAACTGAATTGTCAAGATATTGCCGTTCACATCAACATTAGCAGAATGCCCTGTTTGACCTGGTGTTCTTGAACCGAGAGCAACAGGAACGTTCTTTGGGAAGTGGCGATATATGTATGTACTTGTATTATTGATAAATGAACAGTTTGAATCTACTTTCAATAGCGTATTGTTTGTTATCGAAACAATTTTGTGAATAGAATTTGAACTTCCATTAGAAATCTTAATCCAATCACCTGCCTGGAATTCTGATGAGAATGACGTACCAGTTCCTTCAACATTAGCGCTTGTTGTATTAACAGAAACACCAGTTCCTGTCATAGGCAACATAGCAGTTATAGAATTTGTAGTTGGTACTAAATAAATTTCCTTTAAATCAGAATCTGCTACATTCGCACTGTAGGGATAATATTCATTTACAATACCCGAAATATCCTTGACAACACGACCTGTTGTGTTTGCAATTGTAAGTGATTGATCAATTGTTCTATAAGTATATTGATTGTTTGTTGAATTTTTTAATGAATATACACCTGCAGGGAACAACAATGTATTTCTTGTTTTTCCTTCAAGCACTGCAACGTTTGTGTTCAATGTAGCATCCAAAGACGGTACGACATCTGCAATACCGTTACTATATAATCCTTCATAGTGAACGGATTTAACATTACGGAAATTTTTACCTGGGTTCATATCAACTTGGAACAAGTATAACTTGTAAACCGCATTTGATGTTCCTGGTATACCATCATGATGTATCATGGAACGCATACGTGCAGTACCAATTTGGGTACCTATAGAATTTGTATTGCCTTCTTTTGCATATCCTGCAGTAGTATTTGAAATAAAATATTTGGGTGCATCATATAGTTTTACTGTATCACCAGTGCTAAACTGGAACAAACCACCAACTTCGTTTATACGAATATAGTTGTTATAGTCAAGAGTAATCTTTTGATTGTTTAGTGTAGCAACATCATTACCTTTTTGAACATCAAATGAATAATTCGTAAATGTTTGAACACGATAACCATCAATATATGCAAGGCCCGGATCAACAACCACGCTAAAGGTATTACCCTCAAAACGTGTATTCGCTGGAGACTTTGTAGTTACCAAGAATTTATTTAATGAGTAGTCTCCACTTTCTTCAAGTGTACGGCGAGCCATCTCATCATTTATTTTATTATATGTTGTTGATCTATTTTGTTTAAATGGGCGTCCTTCTGACCACTCTGTTAGAACAAAGAAGTTATCATTTGCAGCAGCAGTTTCCGAATCCATTAAAACAAGTTCAGGTATCAACTGCATACGGTTTGCACCGGGAGCATTTTCATTTTCTGTACCGAGAGCATTATCTAGCAATGATGTGTCAATATTGCTATCAACAATTTCTTCACGGGTATCAAACCCGACTACAACCGAGTTAGGAGATTGACTATACTTTTCAACAATAATTGTTTGTGGTTTAACTCTAACAAAATAACCCTTTTGATAAATTACACCCTCAGATACACCAAACGCATAACCGTTACCCACACTTTGTGAAACTGATGCTACTTGAATATTTGCAAGATAATTTTCGGGATCTAGTTGAAGTGTTGATAGACCTGATGTATTTTGATCAGATTTGATTGTGACATATGGTAATGTTGTGTAACCGGTACCTTGAGCGGTAACTACAACATCAATTACCTTACCGACTGAGTCCGTTGTAATGAAACCTTGTGCGCCCACACCAATTATATCTTCAACGGTAGCAGTTACGGTTGAGGATCCATTACGAATTGCTTCTGCATTAGAAACAGACCATGCTGCAGCGTTAATTGACGCAGTTGTTAATTGATTAGTTTGTGGCTTAACAACAAGAATTTTTTGGTTTGCGCTAGCTAGTGTAGTGCTATCAATAGAAACAATCTTGACATTTGCACCAGTTGATTCTTGATAAACGTCATCACCTACAGTGAAGGTACCTGATGAAACATTGACTACAAGAGCTGATACGAAAACTAGTGTGTCGGTATTAGAGAACCCAACACCACCATTATTGGCTAAAACATTAAATATTGGATAACTCGGATCATAGACATTCAAAACTTCTCCGGAATTGAATGTATTTGTTGTGCCGTTTTGACCAGAATTTATGTAATTAATATACAACGTTTTTAGATCAGGATCAGTAGATTCAAATCCTGTCTGGTAGTTGATAACAAATGCTCTAACATCAACTTGAGTATTTGAGCTCTTCAAGAAGTATCCCAAGTAAGCTGCGGGATTTGCTGTTATTCCGTTCTTTTGAGTGTCAAGAATTTTAATATAAGGGTATGAGGTATAATACTGAAAATTACAACCATCGATAATAGTTCCACGCTTGAAAATATTATCACCAAAACGCTCAATTTGCGTTTGCAAAATAGTTTGTAATTGATTTAGTTCTCTAACCTGGACAGCTACACCTGGACGAAACAGGACTTTATAAAAATCCTTCTTTTCATCGTAGTCGTCAAAATAAGGAGATACGCTAAGATCTGTTTCTAATGGCATTTTTCCTCAACCTTAAAATTCGAATATAAACTTCATCGTTTCTGAAGTAGTGCTTGTTCTTGTAATTGGTTCTATCTTCTCAAGATATACTATTTCACCAGATTCAAAAACTAGTTCTGGTGAATATTTATTAGTAATTAAAGCAGTTGCATCGCTTGTATTGCCATTTAAAAATGAACCAACATTGAATATACCAATATGATTAGTCAAGTAGTAATATGTAGGACCAGAGCCCACAACGGAATGTAAGTTGCCGTTAGCGTGTGCTTCTAAAATAGAACCTGTTTCTGACTGATAAACAAGTTCATCTTGAACGAACGTACCACCCTTTGGAGTTGCAGTGTATTTATACATCTGAACAAAATCTTCAAATCCTTTTGTCACTCCTGATCTAGAAATAGATGTAATCACACCAGTTGCACCAGATTCTTCACCGATTATCATATCACCTGTTTCAAATATACCACTAACGTTAGAAGCTATGAATGACCCAGTAGAAACAGAAGTTATATAGCCCTCAGACGATTCTATGCCACCCTCGGTCTTTGTTGTTACAGTATAATCTAATTTCTGTGCCTTTGCGTTGGTGTTTGTATATGAAACGTTTGAAGCCAAAACTAACTTTTGTAGTTTTAGATTGTGTCCGGATTCCGTTAATCCCTTGGTGATATTAATAGCTGAACCACCACGACTAGATGACAACTTAATACCTGTTGTATTAGATGACACAACATAATAATAAGTTGCATTTGTTAGGCCTGAAAGTGCGGTGTTGCCAGCAGATGTATAGTATAAAATTACATCATTGTTGGTCAATGCATGACTAGTGACTGTAATAAAATCATTTGCATTGTCTACGGCAGAGTTTGAATTGAAAGTATATGTCGCAACTACAACATTACTAATCAATTTTACTTCACCGGAACCAGAACTATTTGCATAGATGAAAAGATGACTATTTGGTAGTAGGTCTGCAGAAAAATCTGTTCCTTTTCCGTAAGCAAACGTAGAATCAGTGTTTACTACAAGATTACCAGTTAACGTTGATGGAGTAATAGAAACGTTTGATACGCTAGATCCTATAGTTGTCTTATAAAGAGAAGCAGATGATGTTGAGTCAAAATAACCATTTGATTTTATCGTAATATAACTAGAATTTACTATTGAGTTTACAGTTGATAGTTGATACTGATAACCATCTGTAAAGTAAATATATTCACCTACATCCAATTGATTTTCAAAATCAGCGGTACTGTCTGTTATGATTGCTGTTGTAGTATTGACACTTGCGGTGTTGGTTATCTTTATGCCAGCAACTTTAAAAACCTTTTCATCAGCTAAGAAAGAACCAGTAGAGTTGTTATACTCAAACGTCACATTTGCAAACATAGGATCCTTTAAAATACCTATAGTTCGATAGTCATTTGTTAATGGTATTCCAACATCACTGTTTGAGAATTTGGTGCTAAATCCTAATCTAGTTGCACCTAATTCTGCAGCAGGATCAAATCCGTGGCCTCCTGGCGGCGAGTATATAGGTCTCAATATTGCAGTATTTGATACACCGACAACCGGATTTGCTACAACATTTGCTATGGCAATTTTATAACCAGATCCTAAACTCAACATTTCTATGCGATGAATTGAATTGCCGGCCGTGTTTATAATTGCTCGTGCAACTGCATTTGTAGATTGTTCACCATCACCTACTATTTTTACTCCAGGAGTAACTTCAAACTTTGATCCTATGGTAGGAGGGACCGGGAAAGGTGCATCTATCAAAACAGATTTAACAGTTGAATTTACCGCATAAGAAATAACCTTTGCGTACTGACCTACACCCGTACCTGATGTGATATACAAGTAACAACCGTTATAGTAACTGTTTGTTGTGTTCGCTGACAAAGAAGAATTTATAGAATAGAGTAATGTATTACCGTCTACTCTTAAATCATCGCTACGGAAAGAACCGTTACAATAGTTATCATATCCACGACCAGCATTTTCAACCTTTATAACATTTATCACACCCACAACAGCAGAATTTTGTACTGTGGTATTGGGAACAACAGGAAAATATTCTGTAGTAGCAAACTTTGCAACTGTAGAACTATCAACCGAATACATATACTTCCAAACATAACCGTCTGATGTTTGATAAACTTCATCTGAGGCATCAATTTCTGAAAATTCAGGTTGAACTGTAGAATTACTACCATTGTTATTTTCTAAACATTTAAATACATGATAGTAAGCTTCTGCATTAACAACTGCGTAGTAGTTGCTATTAAACAAAGAAACGTTTGCGGCACCATCCATGTCATCATACATGTCATAAACTTTATTGGATGTATAGTCGTTTCTAGGTATCATCAATTTAAGGTCATTTGCAGTCAACCTTTTTCCAAAGATCATATTGTTGTAAACATCAACAATCTCGTTTACAGAATCAACTGGCTGAGGAATTACATCATTGTTTGAATACTCAAGATGATTGCCAAAGAATACATAGTACGCCGTATTTGCAGGCTCTGAGACAGATTCTAACATCTGTCTTGCAACATGCAAACGATGGTTTATTGTTACTAACTTTTTTGACTCAGCCATTGATTATTCTTCCGTAATATAACTTTTAATGTTTGTTGACATACTAGCAGATTTAGAAAGTACAACTGCGGAAAACATCTTAGTTCCGGCAACGTGTAATACCTTTTTAAGCATATCTGAATATTTATCAGCTTCTATACCGGTTCTAACTTCATAAGAATAGTCTTGGTAATACTCGCCATCAAACAGTTTTTTAGAATCACTCAATTGACCATTCTTGTTTTTATAGAAACCTTCAGACACACCTTTCTTGCCTAAGTTTATTCTAGCAAATCCTGATCTCAACCCATCACTAGAAGTATAAGTGGCATTTTCGCCTTCTATATAACCAAATCCGGAATCGACCACCTCTAAGCTAGTAACGGAACCTTCTGCACTTTGCACATTTGCAACAACTGATGCATTTAAACCAATTTGTGGTTGATCGGCCAAACTTAAAGATACTACATTACATGTTATACCTGAATTTAGTCCTTCTAGATTATACCCATTAACTAGATCAAATACGTTCTCAAATTGCAAACGTTTTATTTTTATGTACTGAGAATTTGAACTATTTGTGGTTATGACAATGCCTCTAGCTTCTGTCACATCTTGCTGAACAATCTCGCCTTCAGTAAAGCTACCCGTTGCATTTGAAATTTCCATGATATAGTCACGCTTATCAAATCTTGCAATTGATGGCTCATAAACAGTGACAAATGGTACGCTGTCATAATTTTTACCAGGGTTAATAGAAACTAGTGATGCAACACCACCAATTGTAACTGAACTATTTGCTAGAACATCTTCTAAAATTGTAGATACATCACCCGGAGGAAATTTAGGGAACCCATAAAATACGGCATTTAAAGGTATGTACAAATAATCATTTACAAAGTCTTTATTTAATTGAACTGTTTCAGAATATTGCAGTGTATTTGACACTTCAAATCCTGCAAGTATACCTGTGCTTATTCTTGATACTATAGCGTTTGATTGTGAGTTAACTGCGTAAATGTATTGATTAGATACAAATGCATTGGTAATATCAATTACACCTATACTCATATTCATTTTTGCTAACTTTGCAGTCGCCGATTTTTCTGTATTGTTAGCAAAACGAGATTTTATAAGTAGATTTGTGTTCGGTTGAAATACGCCAGTCATATTATTAACGGTAACAATTGTATTACTACCTGCCGTGCTTACAACAGAATATATCGTTGCATTTGCAATTTCATCATTGTTTGCATTTAACTGATATACTATATTTGTATTTACAAAACTACCACTAACGTTAGTTAAATATAGAGTTGCGTTAGCACTACTACCGATGAGGTTACCTGTTGCCGTCTTATCCGTTCTTAAAGAAATATTTGCTTTTATTGTATTGCCGCTTGTGTAGATATAATTGTTTGAAACGGTATTACTGTAGTTTGCAGATGAATTGGAAAAATCAAAATCTTCCTGCACAGTCATAAAAGTCGAATTTGTTATAGCATTAACCGTTCTCATGACATAAGAAGTTGAATTGGTATATACAACCAAATCATCGCCATAAGCAAAATCAGAAACAAAGTCGGTGCCCGTACCAATAACTGATCTGCTATCAATCAACTGCATAATAGTATTGTTTGAGACAAATGACAGATTAGAACTTAAAGTCATCTGTGTGTCATTTGCAATCGAAACGATTCTTCTATACTCAGTTCCTAATAGAGGACCCATGTCCATCAATTCGATGACAGTGTTGTTAGATAAGAATGATGGTGCAGCGTTTAATGTTAGTTGTGTATTGTTTGCAATAGAAACTACTCTACGTATATTTTTTCCGAGAAGTGTAGACGTGCCGTTTGCATATGCAACTAGTTTTACATTTCGACCTTCTACAAGAGAAGTTGTAAATGTTGTTGACAATCCGTTCACCACTGCAGATGAAGTGTTGATTGAAACTACTCCAGGTATAGCACTATTGGTATTTGCATAAACAAATAACTTAACTGTTTTTCCCGCAACCAATTCCATAGTGAATTGTGTGAAAAATCCATTGACTACTGCAGATGTGGTATTGATTGATATAGAACCATTTACGGCGGTGCGTGTGGATGAAACAGAAATGGTTCCTGCCATGTTTGCTGATGGTTCAGTTGCAGGTCCTACGTTCCCATATATTTCAGAAACAAACATTTCGCCGTTGGTAGCAGTAGTGTTAGTTGAGGTGATAACAACACCCTGGCCTGCTAATGCATTGTTAGAATAATATGTGTAAACATAATCGCCATTGGCAAGGCTCAATGTTGCATTGGCGTTTATGTAAACTACGTTTGCCATAGGCTGAACAACAGTCTCAAAAACTTCAAATGGCGCTTCAGTTGCATTGTTAGATAAAGGCAATACGTTATCTATTGTTAGTACCTTTTCTGATACTAAAACTTCAGCGTTTGCGGTATATCCCCACCCAGAATTTCGTAAATCGAAATCGACTACTCCAGTTACGTCCGAAACTTTTGCTACACGAGCTTTACCTTGCAGGCCGCCATCAGATTCTATTGTTACAATATCACCGACTTTAAAATCAAAACTACCCGTTACAATATCTAATGTTGTCATAGATCCTATAACAAATGGAGCCTTTTTAGTAGATCCGCCGGGTAGAATAAGTATCTCACCTGTTTCAAATTCGCCGCTTATACTTGAAATGTATAAGACATTGATATATTTGTTTTTAATCTTTCTTCTGATAAAACGTTCAACAAATGCTGTTGCATCACTCTTTACGCCATAGATTTGTTTACCGACATAGTCAACATTCAAACTTGAAGGGGAAACTTCAAGATACTTAGGCTTTACCCAACGACCATCAGATAAACGAAAAATATCATCAGCAGGATAATATACCTGTGCTGGTACACCAAATATAGCTCTAAAAAACAAATCTACAGAGCGTTCGGTTCCTTTTGAACGGTACAAGTCTAAACTGTGTTTGACAAGTTGACGAGTCTGTGTGACCGTTTCTAATTGAATTTCTTTTAGATACTTTTCTTTTATGTTGACAACAAAATCATCAACAGTTTCATCAATATCCTTATAATCCAATATACGGCGAGAATGGTATATAGTGTTATTTGAAGATTCTAACCACTCATAATACTTCTTAACAAACTCAACAAAGATTGGCCCTTCTTCTCTATAGATTTCAGGAAATTGAGTTTCGATGAAGTTCGAAATATATTTTTCTACTGATGACATTATTCTCTCACTACCTTAACATCAATATCTATTTCATCTGATTCTATAGAAAGAATGTAGTTCTGGTTACCTATAATGTCTTTTTGTTTTGGCTTCACATATATTTTAAAGAAGGTGCCGTCATACGAATCTATGTTAAAATTGTTTATTCGTACTCTACCGGTTCTATAATTTACTCTTCCAACATTTTTAACAATTTTGTGGTTGTTACCTTCTGACTGTACGATACGAAGTATACCGTTTCCGTTGTCTTCTATTTCACACTTTTCACCTTTGAATGTGAACACAGATGAAGTAACGATATGCACATCTTGGATATCATGCGATTTAGTAGTTGATACAGTGTCAAGTACGTAATAAGTTTCTTCTAAAGGAAACTTAAACTTGAGATCAATGTCCTGTGATACTCCCAACTTAGGAGTCATTTTCTTATAAGCTCTAAGGTCAATTTGGTTACCTACAATACTAGTATCAACATCATCTATTTGTTTCACCAATTTACTGTAACGTAAAGTGCTCTTAAAGTCATTCAGATATGTATCTGCAAATTCTGTAACCGCTAATGTACATGCGGCCTTCATATTCTTTGGTTTGCGAGTGGTTTTATTTACGTTATAACTTACATTACCCTTAACCGAAACGTAAGTATATTCTGGTTCAGTAAAGATAGGATCAATTGAAAGAGGTGAACGTGATTTGATGAAGTTATAATATTCGGTCTTTTTAATGTCAGGCAAACCTTCAACGTCTTTAATGTCAACCGCTACGAAAACTTTTCCGTATCTTGGAGGGTCTTCTTCCTCGCCACCATATACGGATACCGCACCAATTTCAGGAAACTGCGTTTTCAAAATTATTTCATAATCCGATGCGGTTACAGCACGCTCTTGAGTTTGAAAATGTCTCGGTGCGTAATAACGAATAGACTCGTTTGTTTCAGCAGCCGCACCATTGATTGAATATGCACCTTTGCTATCGGTGCTAAATTTATTGACTGATACGGTAACAGGTGAAGTTAATTCGCCAGAACCTGTTGGATCAAAGTTAGCAGAGAAAGAACGAGCACCGTTTGCATCCGCACCTACTGTAACACGATAGTCAAGGACTACTGTGCTGCCATTCTTTGGTCGCTTTCCAATAACACCATCACCAAAAGTTACTTCATATGTACCTCTAGAAGATGCTTGCAAGAAATATACTTCGGAAGTTTCAGTCAAGTCAAGTAATGAAATAGCTCTGATGTACTTTTTTGGTATAGAAGAATTATCTTCATATACTAAAACTGTAATACTGTCTGTATCTATATTATCATTTGTTATTGGGAAGAACTGTCTAGTTTGATTGTAATCCATGACATAGGAATCTGTTGTATAAATTCCTTCATAAATGTCAATAGTGGTAGTAAATGTTGTGTTAGGAGATGTCAAGATTACATCTTCAGGAGCACTAAACGTATATGATTCTTGCTTGATTACTGTTGAGAAAGTTTGACCTTTACGAATTATGTAGGGTTGACTTTCACCACTAGCTGTAAAGGAAACAGTGACGTTTGCGGATGAACTTCTTGCAGAACGTGGTAAATAATTCAATTCCTTTGCATGAGAGAATAGCGATTCTTTCAACTGTGCGCTATCAATAAATGATTCTGCAAAAGCCATGTTTAGATAGAAAGCGTTCTTAAAGGTATTGTAACTCAAAAGATCTAACAAGACGTTCATATTTGAACTGTCAAAATTGTAGTCCTTGAACTGTTCTTGACTCTTAAGATATTCGATAAAACTACCCTTTAAGGTATCGAAATCAAGATCTACAAGATTTATTGATGAATTGGCCATTGATTATCGTGCTCTTTTAAGTAAAAGGTCTAACTGGATTACGTCAGGTATATTTATTATATTAAAGTAGATGTTTACTTTATATGCATTGTGGTCGGAATCATCAAATACCTGCACATCGAGTAAATTAACTCGAGGTTCATGATATGTTATTGTTTGACTTATAGTTGTTCGAATAAGGTCTGCTAATCCTACATCTGCAGGTTCAAATAGTGCTGCCTTCAACTTAGACCCTATGTCAATATTATAGAATCGTTCACCTTTGTTGGTTAGAACGAGATTCTTGATAGCTTCTTTTACGGCGTCTTCGTTGGTAGCTCTTGCCAAATTTCCTGTGACAGGATTCTTATCCATATTCATCAAAAAATCGCTGTAACGCTCGTCTGGTTTATTGTATGGTGTTCTTAATTCTGCT